AGGAGGTTTTGGGGAAGTGACAATAAACAAATTAAAAAATATGCTCACGAATATTGGTTTGAATGTAGAAAGTGAGAAGTTATCCAAAGTTGAAGCCCAGTTATTTCCGACAGACCAACCATTAAAAGATAATACAGTGCTTGAAGGTTATTCTTGCAATATTAAGAATTGGCCTAAGTTCAAAATTTGGATAAACAAATCTAACAAAGTAACTATAAAATCACGTGGAGTTCAAAAGAGTTTTGATATAGAAGATGAGAAGTCATTAAGGGAAGAATTAAAAGGATTTGAAATTTTGTAAAAGAGGTGCTGAGGAAGTGATAGGGTACATTATAGCAATGTTGTTTTTCGTGAGTTTTATAGGGTCGATTGTAAGTATATCAATCTTCATAGCTGATTTAACAGTTAATAAACATTTATCTGAAAAAGGATTGCTATTCTTTTTATTGCTGGGAGTAATTTTAAATATTATAGCTATTATGATTTATCCAATCGGCGTAGATTATGGAGTGTTGAAGAAATGACACAATACTTAGTCACAACATTCAAAGATTCAACAGGACGCAAGCATACACACATAACTAAAGCTAAGAGTAATCAAAGGTTTACAGTTGTTGAGGCAGAGAGTAAAGAAGAAGCAAAAGAGAAGTACGAGGCACAAGTTAAAAGAGATGCAGTTATTAAAGTGGGTCAGTTGTTTGAAAATATAAGGGAGTGTGGGAAATGACGGAAGTTAAAATTAAAACTATTTCAGGTGGAGTTTATTTTGTAAAAACGGCTGAACCTTTTGAAAAATATGTTAAAAGAATGACGGGTTTTAATGGTTATATTTACGCAAGTAATATAATCAAGCAGCCAACGTATATTAAAACAGATACGATTGAATCAATCACACTTATTGAGGAGCGTGGGAAATGAATCAGCTGAGAATTTTATTACATGACGGTAGTAGTTTGATATTACATGAAGATGAATTATTTAACGAAATAGCATTTGTTTTGGATGATTTTAGAAATGATGATGACTATTTAACGATAGAAAAAGATTATGGCAGAGAACTTGTATTGAACAAAGGTTATATAGTTGGGATTAATGTTGAGGAGGCAGACGATGACTAAACAAATATTAAGACTATTATTCTTACTAGCGATGTATGAGCTAGGTAAGTATGTAACGGAGCAAGTATATATTATGATGACGGCTAATGATGATGTAGAGGCGCCGAGTGAGTATAAACATAGAGCGGAGGTGTCGGAGTAGATGTTCATGTTAGTAACTATTATTTTAGCAATCATGACAGTTTGCGTATCGTTAGCAACGATAGCGATTGGTTGTATTGACAAACCAAATCGTGAAAAAGAGCAAACTAAATTAATCAAAGTAAAGGTGTGCGCGGGTACATATACCGTTATTTTCATTGTTGATAAACTTATTTCAAGTAAAGTGTTAGGTGAATTGAATGAGTGTACAGACGTATTAAAGCGTCAGGGCTGGCATGTATTAGTCTTTGATGATAGGTATGATGTTGAGGTGCTAATGAAATAAATGATTACATTGTATAAAATCCAAGAAAGGAGCCGAATATGTTAGACAAAGTCACTCAAATAGAAACAATTAAATATGATCGTGATGTCTCATATTCTTATGCTGCTAGTCGTTTATCCACACATTGGACTAATCACAATATGGCTTGGTCTGACTTTATGCAGAAGCTAGCACAAACAGTTAGAACTAAAGAAGATTTAACGGAGTACAATAAAATGTCTAAGTCTGAACAAGCAGATATAAAAGATGTTGGTGGATTTGTCGGCGGATATTTAAAAGAAGGCAAACGACGTGCTGGTCAAGTCATGAATCGTTCAATGCTAACACTTGATATCGATTATGCTGCTCAAGATATGACCGACATATTAGCTATGTTTTATGATTTTGCATATTGTATATATTCAACACATAAGCATAGAGAGATAAGTCCAAGATTGCGTTTAGTGATTCCTTTAAAACGGAATGTAAATGCAGATGAGTATGAAGCTATTGGACGTAAAGTCGCAGATATCGTAGGCATGGATTACTTCGATGATACAACTTATCAACCACATAGGCTGATGTATTGGCCGTCAACTAGTAACGATGGGGAATTCTTCTTTACGTATGAAGATTTACCTTTGTTAGATCCAGATACAATATTAAATGAATATGTTGATTGGACTGACACATTAGAATGGCCAACGTCTTCAAGGGAAGAGAGTAAGACTAAAAGATTAGCAGATAAGCAAGGTGACCCAGAAGAAAAGCCGGGAATTGTTGGCGCATTTTGCAGAGCTTATACGATAGAAGAAGCTATAGAAACTTTTATACCTGACTTATACGAAAAACATTCTAATAACCGTTATACCTACCATGAAGGTTCAACTGCAGGTGGATTGGTGTTATATGAAAATAACAAGTTTGCCTATTCTCATCATAATACAGATCCTGTAAGTGGTATGCTTGTGAACAGTTTTGATTTAATACGCATACACTTATATGGCGCTCAAGATGAAGACACTAAAACAGATATACCAGTTAATCGACTACCTAGTTATAAAGCAATGCAGCAAAGAGCGCAAAATGATGAGATTGTTAAAAAGCAATTAATTAATGACAAAATGACTGATGCAATGCAGGATTTCGACGAAATCGGAAATAGCAATGATGCTAATGAAGAATGGGACGAAACCTTAGAAATTAACAGTAAAGGTGAATTTAAAGCAACAATACCAAATGTTGAAATCATTTTGCGTAATGACCCAAATTTAAAAGGTAAACTGGCCTTTAACGAATTTACAAAACAAATTGAATGTTTAGGATCTACACCTTGGCATAAAGCAAATGCTACGCGCCAATGGGAAGATGGAGACGATAGTAGTTTAAGAAGTTATATTGAAAAGGTTTATGGTATACACCATTCAGGCAAAACGAAAGATGCTATCATATCAGTATCAATTCAGAATAGTTATCACCCAGTCCGCGATTACTTGAAAGGATTGACATGGGATGGTGTACCAAGAATCGAACAATTATTCATTAAGTATTTAGGTGTAGAAAACACAGAAGTGAACCGAGTTGCTACACGAAAAGCGCTCACTGCAGGTGTTGCACGTATTATGAATCCAGGATGTAAATTTGATTACATGCTAACGCTTTTTGGGCCTCAAGGTGTAGGAAAATCTGCGCTACTAAAAAAATTGGGTGGTGCATGGTTTTCAGATAGTTTGATTTCAGTTACAGGCAAAGAAGCATATGAAGCACTGCAAGGTGTTTGGATTATGGAAATGGCCGAGTTAGCAGCAACACGTAAAGCAGAAGTTGAAGCTATCAAGCATTTTATTTCTAAACAAACCGATCGTTTTCGTGTAGCTTATGGGCATTACACACAGGACTTTGCCAGACAATGTATTTTCATTGGTACGACAAATAAAGTTGACTTCTTAAGAGATGAAACAGGCGGTCGTCGTTTCTGGCCAATGACTGTAAATCCAGACAATGTAGAAGTTAAATGGTCACGTATTACAAAACAAGAAATCGATCAAATATGGGCAGAAGCAAAACACTTTTATGATAAAGGCGAGGATTTATATCTTGAGCCTGAACTAGAAAAAGAAATGCAAGATATCCAAAGTAAGCATACAGAAGAATCACCTTATGTAGGCATTATAGAAGAATTCTTAAATACGAAACTGCCTACTAACTGGAATGAGCTAAGCATCTTTGATAGGAGACGCTATTATCAAGGTGATGTTGATATGTTGCCAACAGGTAACGTCAAATATGTTGAAAGAGATAAAGTATGCGCACTCGAAATATTTGTTGAATGTTTTGGAAAAGATAAAGGTGATAGTAGGGGCGCTATAGAGATTAAAAAAATAACTTCTGCATTAAGACAGTTGGAGAATTGGAAAGTGTATGAAGGTAACAAGCAAGGTAAACTAAGGTTCGGTAAAACCTATGGATTACAGAAAGCCTATGTGAGATTAAACGAATTAGAGCATTTAATATAAATTGAAATTATTGCATGTTTATTCATTGTTTGGTGTTACCGAACTTGAAATTAGGTGTTACCTCACTAAAAATGAAGTAACAGTAAAAGTGTAATTGTTCACTCTTGGGTGTTACTAAAAAAAGTGAGGTAACAGTGAGGTAACAGCTATCGTAACACCTCTAACCATTGGGGCTCTAAGGTTTATGCCCTGCTGTTACCAATGTTAACTCAAATACACTAAAAGTTTTATAAATAGATGTTAGGGATAGAGGGGTACTATAGACGCTCCCTAATAGCGTAAAGAGTTGAAAAGTTGAAAAAAACCGTAACATCGTAACACCTAGAAAAAATTATGCATTATTTATACAGAGGTGACAGAAATGACATTTTATGAATTTATGATGAAGTTCGAACAAGATGCTTCACCTTTAGGTGATTTAGCGTATGACGTAAAAAGAGACCAGCAATTTCCTAAGAGGTGTAAAGATACTGAGAAGTTAGGAAGTTATTTCAGAAGTAAAACAAGAGACCAAGGTGTTTTAAAAATCACAGATAAGGTTTTAGCCTCATATAAGGGGATAAAAGATATATTGTGAAAGAGTCTACATTAGAAAAATATTTAGTGAAAGAGATAACAAAGTTAAACGGTCTATGTTTAAAATGGGTTGCACCTGGAACAAGAGGTGTGCCGGATAGAATTATTATCATGCCAGAAGGAAAAACATATTTTGTAGAAATGAAGCAAGAAAAAGGTAAGTTGCATCCTTTACAAAAATATGTGCATCGGCAATTTGAAAATAGAGATCATACAGTATATGTGTTATGGAATAAAGAGCAAGTTGATGAATTTATCAGAATGGTAGGTGGAACATTTGGCGATTGACTTCAAACCACATAACTATCAAAAGTATGCAATAGATAAAGTGATTGATAATGAGAAATTCGGTTTATTCCTTGATATGGGTTTAGGAAAAACAGTATCGACACTTACAGCATTTAGCCAATTACAATTACTTGATACGGATAAGATGTTAGTTATAGCACCTAAACAAGTGGCTAAAGACACATGGGTTGATGAAGTTGATAAGTGGAACCATTTAAATCATCTGAAAGTGTCTTTAGTTTTAGGAACACCTAAAGAAAGAAATGCTGCATTAAATACAGAGGCTGATATCTATGTAACCAATAAAGAAAATACTAAATGGTTATGTGATCAATATAAAAAAGAATGGCCATTTGACATGGTGGTGATTGATGAACTGTCTACATTTAAAAGTCCTAAGAGTCAAAGGTTCAAATCTATAAAAAAGAAATTACCACTCATTAATAGATTTATAGGATTAACAGGAACACCTAGCCCAAATAGTTTACAGGATTTATGGGCTCAAGTTTATTTGATAGACAGAGGTGAAAGACTTGAGTCTTCATTCAGTCGTTATCGAGAAAGGTACTTTAAACCAACACATCAAGTTAGCGAACACATTTTTAACTGGGAGCTAAGAGATGGATCTGAAGAAAAGATATATGAACGAATTGAAGATATATGTTTAAGCATGAAAGCAAAAGATTTTTTGAATATGCCTGAGAGAATTGACACTAAACAAACGGTAGCCTTATCTGATAAAGAAAGAAAAGTATATGAAGAATTAGAAAAAAACTATATTTTAGAATCGGAAGAAGAAGGAACAGTTGTAGCTCAAAATGGGGCATCATTAAGTCAGAAATTACTTCAACTATCTAATGGTGCAGTTTATACAGATGATGAAGATGTAAGACTTATACATGATAAGAAGTTAGATAAGTTAGAGGAAATTATAGAGGAGTCTCAAGGCCAACCAATATTATTGTTTTATAACTTCAAACACGATAAAGAAAGAATACTTCAAAGGTTTAAGGAAGCAACCACATTAGAGGATTCAAACTATAAAGAACGTTGGAATAGTGGAGACATTAAGCTGCTTATAGCACATCCAGCAAGTGCAGGACATGGGTTAAACTTACAACAAGGTGGGCACATTATTGTTTGGTTTGGGCTTACATGGTCATTGGAATTATACCAACAAGCAAATGCTAGATTATACAGACAGGGGCAAAATCATACGACTATTATTCATCATATTATGACCGATAATACAATAGATCAAAGAGTATATAAAGCTTTACAGAATAAAGAACTAACGCAAGAAGAATTAATGAAAGCTATTAAAGCAAGAATAGCTAAGCATAAGTAATGGAGGTATAAGATGGGAAAGGCGTCATATGATATTAAGCCAGGTACATTTAAATATATTGAGTCAGAGATATATAACCTACAAGAGAACAAGAAAGAGATAAATAGATTGAGAATGGAGATACTTAACCCAACGAAAGAACTAGACACCAACATTGTGTATGGACCGTTACAAAAAGGAGAGCCAATTAGAACAACTGAGTTAATGGCGACAAGGTTATTGACTAATAAGATGTTACGTAATTTAGAAGAGATGGTTGAAGCAGTTGAAAGTGAATACTTAAAGTTACCTGAAGATCATAAGAAAGTAATAAGGTTAAAGTATTGGAATAAAGATAAGAAGCTAAAGATAGAACAAATAGGGGATGCATGTCACATGCATCGCAATACAGTTACTACAATACGAAAGAACTTTGTTAAAGCTGTAGCATATCATGCGGGCATCAAATAACATTGTGCAAAGATTGTGCAAAAGGCCTACAAATCTGTGTTAATATGTTAGTGTGGGACAAAAAGATATATGGGTTCCTTACGATAATAAACGACACAAGTACACACGACATGCCACGATTGTGGTGTGTCTTTTATTATGCAATCGAAGAGGTGTAAGAGATGACGAGACATAACAACACCTATAAGAATGGCCGAAAGTCCTATGAATACGATTGGTTCTATCATTCAAAAACATGGAAGGCTATCAGACTAGTCGCTTTAGATAGAGATAATCATTTATGTCAAATGTGCTTGGAGCAGGGGAAGATAACGGACGCTAAGATTGTGCACCATATAGTTTATCTAGACAATGACTTTAATAAAGCATTAGATTTGAATAACTTGATGTCTGTTTGTCATGCTTGTCACAATAAAATTCACGCAAACGACAACAAAAAAGCAGTTAAAACGAAAATAAAATTTGTTAAAATTTAAAAATAATTTTGTTTCCATATTTTTGAATCCCCCCCTGCATCGGTTTCAAAACCTTGATTCTCTAGTAACCGGAGATGACTAGAGCGCTAGCAACGCGCATAAATTTTCATGAAAGGGGGTCTTTATATGAAATTAACAAAAAAACAGCTAAAAGAATATATAGAAGATTATAAAAAGTCTGATGATATATTAATTAATCTATATATAGAAACATTTGAATTTTATTGTCGATTAAGAGACGAACTTAAAAATAGTGATTTGATGATGGAGTATACAAACAAGGCTGGTGCGAGTAACATTGTCAAGAATCCATTAAGTATAGAACTGACAAAAACAGTTCAAACATTAAATAATTTACTCAAGTCTATGGGTTTAACTGCAGCACAAAGAAAAAAGATAGTTCAAGAAGAAGGTGGATTCGGTGACTATTAAAGTTTTAAATGAACCTTCACCAAAACTATTAACAACATGGTATGCAGAGCAAGTCACTCAAGGGAAAATAAAAACAAGCAAATATGTTAAAAAAGAATGTGAAAGACACCTTAGATATCTAGAAAATGGGGGTAAATGGGTATTTGATGAAGAATTAGCGCATCGTCCTATTCGTTTTATAGAAAAATTCTGTAAACCCTCCAAAGGATCTAAACGTCAACTTGTATTACAGCCATGGCAACATTTTATTATTGGCAGTTTGTTTGGTTGGGTTCATAAAGAGACGAAACTAAGGCGTTTTAGAGAAGCGCTTATTTTTATGGGGCGAAAGAATGGTAAAACAACAACTATTTCAGGAGTGGCTAACTATGGCGTGTCACAAGATGGAGAAAATGGTGCGGAAATTCATTTGTTAGCGAATGTAATGAAACAAGCGAGGATTCTATTTGATGAATCTAAGGCGATGATTAAAGCAAGCCCAATACTCTCTAGAGAATTTAGACCTCTAAGAGATGAAATCCATTACGATAAAACGATATCAAAAATTATGCCTCAAGCTTCAGATAGTGATAAATTAGATGGTTTGAATACCCATATGGGCATTTTCGATGAAATTCATGAATTTAAAGATTATAAACTAATATCTGTAATTAAAAACTCAAGAGCAGCAAGGTTACAACCTCTTCTTATCTACATTACAACAGCAGGTTACCAATTAGATGGTCCACTCGTTGACATGGTTGAAATGGGACGTGACATATTAGACGGTGTCATAGAAGATGAAAGAACTTTTTACTATTTAGCTTCTCTCGATGATGACGATGATATGAATGATTCGTCAAACTGGATAAAAGCAAATCCCAACTTAGGTGTCTCTATAGATTTAGAAGAAATGAAAGAAGAGTGGGAAAAAGCAAAACGAACACCAGCAGAACGTGGAGATTTTATCACAAAACGTTTTAACATATTCGCTAATAACGATGAAATGAGTTTTATTGATTATCAAACATTGCAGAAAAATAACGATGTGATTGCTTTAGATGATTTAGAAGGCAGGCCGTGTACAATTGGATACGACTTATCAGAAACAGAGGACTTTACAGCCGCGTGTGCAACTTTTGCGTTAGATAATGGCAAAGTTGCTGTTTTATCTCATTCATGGATTCCTAAACACAAAGTCGAGTATTCTAACGAAAAAATACCGTATAGAGAATGGGAAGAAGATGGATTATTAACAATTCAAAACACACCTTACATCGATTATCAAGATGTCTTTGATTGGATAATTAAAATGAATGCACATTATCCAGTGGAAAAAGTAACATATGACAGGGCAAATGCTTTCAAACTAAATCAAGAGTTAAAAAATTATGGTTTTATAACAGAAGAAGTTAGACAAGGCGCTTTGACTTTGAGCCCTGCACTGAAGGATCTAAAAGAAATGTTTTTAGATGGGAAAATCATATTTAATAATAACCCTTTAATGAAATGGTATATCAATAATGTCCAGTTGAAACTAGACAGAAACGGAAACTGGTTGCCATCTAAACAAAGCAGATATCGTAAAATAGATGGTTTCGCAGCATTTTTAAACACATACACAGACATCATGAATAAGGTTGTGTCTGAAAGTGGAGATGGGAATATTGAGTTCATCAGTATTAAGGATTTAATGCGTTAAGGAGGTGGAGACAATCGCAAAAGTAGGATTCACGAGAAAACTTAAACGTAAGTTAATCGATAAATGGATAGACCAAACAGTATCAAAGCAGTATGATTTTTCCCCTTGGCGCAACAAAACGTTTTGGGGTATTGCTAATAACACATTAGAAACGAATGAAACAATATTTTCAGCAATTACAAAGCTGGCAAATTCTATGGCTAGTATGCCTATAAAGTTTTATGAAGAGCATAAAATTATCAATACAGATGTATCAGAACTAATTACGGTATCACCTAATAATTCATTAAGCAGTTTTGATTTTATCAACCAAATTGAAACAACAAGGAATGAAAAAGGGAATGCTTATGTCTTAATAGAGCGCGATATATACTACCAACCGGAAAAGTTATTTTTACTCAATCCAGATGTGGTAGAAATGGCGATAGAGAATAACTCAAAAGAGCTATATTACATGATACATGCGGTAACTGGAAAAAAATTGATTGTTCATAATATGGACATGTTGCATTTAAAACACATTGTAGGGACGAATAGTGTACAAGGCATTAGCCCGATAGATGTGTTGAAGAATACAACAGATTTTGACAATGCAGTAAGGGCCTTTAACCTCACAGAAATGGAAAAGCCCGACTCATTTGTGTTGAAATACAGCACAAATGTAGATGCTGAGAAAAAGCAGCAAGTAGTCAATAATTTTAAGCGTTTTTATGCGGATAATGGCGGCATATTATTTCAAGAACACGGTGTTGAAATAGAACCAATACCTAAAAAATATGTATCTGAAGATATAGTAGCAAGTGAGAATTTAACAAGAGAACGTATCGCAAACGTTTTTCAATTGCCAGCGGTGTTTTTAAATGTAAAATCCAATACACATGTAGCTAAAAATGAAGAGATAAACCGATTTTATTTACAGCACACATTACTGCCCATTATAAAGCAGTATGAGGAAGAGTTTAATCGCAAACTGTTGACTAAGTCGGATAGAAAAAAGAATCGATATTTTAAATTCAACGTAAAATCCTATCTGAGAGCAGATAGCGCAACACAAGCAGAGGTTTATTTCAAAGCTGTTCGTAGTGGGTACTATACAATTAATGAAATTCGAGAATGGGAAGACTTACCACCAGTTGAAAGTGGGGATAAGCTGTTGATAAGTGGTGATTTATATCCTATTGACACACCACTTGAATTAAGGAAATCTTTGAAAGGTGGTGATAAAGATGTCAAAGAAAGCTAAATATTTTCAAATGAAAAGAAAATCAGACAGTAAAGGTGAAATTTACATCTATGGCGATATTGTAACTGATAAATGGTTTGAAAATGATGTAACTGCTACAGATTTCAAAAATAAACTAGATGAATTAGGAAATGTAAACGAAATAGATGTACACATCAATTCAGCAGGAGGCAGTGTTTTTGAGGGTCATGCGATTTACAATATGTTAAAAATGCATCCAGCTAAAATTAATATTTATGTCGATGCCTTAGCGGCATCAATTGCTAGTGTTATCGCTATGAGTGGTGACGCTATTTTTATGCACAAAAATAGTTTTTTAATGATTCACAACTCATGGATTATGACTGTAGGTAATGCCAAAGAGTTAAGAAAAATGGCGGATTTACTTGAAAAAACTGATACCGCTAGCAATTCAGCGTATTTGGATAAAGCAAAAGACTTAGATCAAGGACAATTAAAACAGATGTTAGATGCTGAGACTTGGCTCACTGCGGAAGAAGCTTTGTCTTTTGGCTTAATAGACGAAGTGCTAGGCGCTAATGAAATAGCTGCTAGTATTTCTAAAGAGCAATATAAACGTTTCAATAATGTCCCCGAAGATTTAAAGAAAGATGTAGACAAAATCACGAAAATTGATGATTTAAAGGTTGAAAATAAAGGCAGACGTAATATGGAACAAAGGTCTGAAAGAGAAAGAATAAAGAATAAAGCAGAAATGCTACTAACTTATATTAACTAAAAGGAGGAATTATAATGTCAACATTATATGAATTAAAACAATCATTAGGAACTGTAGGAGAACAATTAAAGAATAAAAGTGAGGAGCTTTCAGCGAAAGCAGGTGATCCCAACATCCCGTTTGAAAACGTACAACAATTGGAGAAAGAAGTAGATACGCTACAAAAAAGATATGATATTTTGGAAACACGAAAAAACGATGTCGAGGCAAAACAATTAGCTAAAGCAGAAAAAGACATGCAAAAACAAGGTGCTAATAATTTTGTTAATCTATCAGAGGCAGAAAAAATGGTTAAAGCGAAAGCAGAGTTTTATCGCCACGCAATCTTACCAAATGAATTCGAAAAACCGTCAATGGAAGCGCAACGTTTATTACATGCTTTGCCAACAGGTAATGATTCAGGTGGAGATAAACTTTTACCAAAAACACTTTCTAAAGAAATTGTTTCAGAACCATTTGCTAAAAACCAATTACGTGAAAAAGCGCGTTTAACTAATATTAAAGGTCTTGAGATTCCTAGAGTTTCTTATACATTAGACGACGATGATTTTATTACAGATGTAGAGACTGCTAAGGAATTAAAATTAAAAGGAGATACGGTTAAATTCGCTACTAATAAATTTAAAGTGTTTGCTGCAATTTCCGATACTGTCATTCACGGTTCAGATGTAGAATTGGTAAATTGGGTTGAAAACGCATTACAATCTGGTTTGGCAGCTAAAGAGCGTAAAGATGCGCTAGCTGAGAAGCCGAAATCAGGGCTAGAACACATGTCGTTTTATAATGGCTCTGTTAAAGAAGTTGAAGGTTCAGATATGTATGAAGCTATCATTAATGCCTTAGCTGACTTGCATGAAGATTACCGTGATAACGCAACAATTTACATGCGATATGCAGACTATGTAAAAATCATTAAAGTGCTTTCAAATGGGACAACGAATTTCTTTGACACACCAGCAGAGAAAGTATTTGGTAAGTCGGTTGTATTCACTGACGCAGCAGTTAAACCTATCGTTGGAGATTTCAACTATTTTGGAATTAACTATGACAACACAACATATGACACTGACAAAGATGTTAAAAAAGGTGAATACTTATTCGTATTAACTGCATGGTATGATCAGCAACGTACATTAGACAGTGCATTCAGAATTGCTAAAGTAAAAAATGGTGGGGATTTACCCAGCTAATCCCCAAAAGGTTAATGTAACTGCTAAAGCCAAATCAGCAGTAATATCAGCCGAATAGGGGTGAAGAAATGAACTTAGATGAAATTAAATTGTGGTTAAGAGTTGACCATCAATTTGAAGACGATTTAATTTCAAGTATCATTGAATCTGCAAAATCTGAACTGCAATTAAGTGGTGTTCCGGAGTACGGAGATAAGGACCCGGAATACCCGCTATATTGCACAGCAGTTAAATATATTATTGCGAGAGATTATGAGAGTAGAGGGTATTACAATGACCATACTAAATCAAAGGCATTTAACGAAAAAGGACTGCATAAAATGATACTGAAATTAAAAAGATGGTAGGTGTTTTTGATTGGAGTTCAATGAATTTAAAGACAGGGCATATTTTTATCAATTCGTTCATAAAGGACCCTACCCGAACGAGGCAGAGGAAACGATGTTGTATAGTTGTTTTTGTAAATTGTATAACCCTTCTATGAAAGATAGAGAGGTTCTAAAAACGACGACATCTAACGCAGGGGTGACGCTAATTATGCGCTCACCCTATAGTGACTATTTACCTAAAACGAACCATTTTGTAAAGCTAGATAAGGCGATTTACGCGTCTAAGGTATTTAATATCGTAGAAATTAGGCAAAATACGCCATATTTAGGTTATGATACGGTGGTGCTATCTGAGAAATGAGTGTAGAAATTAAAGGTATTCCAGAACTGCAACGATCTTTAGAAAAAAGGTTTGGTAAAGAAGTTATGGAAAGAAAAAGTGACAAAGCGCTTGATAAAGTTTCAGATTATGTGTTAAACGAGCTAAAAAAAGAGTTTGAAAAATTCAAAGACACTGGAGCGACGATTGCTGAAATGACTAAAACACCTTCTCAAAAACTAACAGATGGGAATAAGGTTATTCGTATTATATGGGAGGGGCCTAAAAGCAGGCAAAGCATTATTCATTTGCTTGAACACGGTTTTGAAAGAGATGGCAAGAAATATACACCACCGAGCTTTGGGGTCATAGCTAAAACATTATCCTCATGTGGGCCTCGATATAAAGCAATTATGAGAAACGAGATGCTGAAATAGTATGAACATATTAGACATCATAAAAAGTATTTTAGTGTCAGATGAAATGTTATCGTCACATTTAGGTGAACGTGTGTATTATTATCAAGTCACTGAAAATGCAGATACTTCAAAGGCGTTCATTGTATTGACACCAATTTCTGACGTACCCTTTCATTATGCGTCAGATAAGTATTTAAGCGAGCAGTTTTTAATACAAATAGATGTAGAGTCAGAATCACATCAAATCACGACAAATATAACTAAAAAAATAAGGTATTTACTTTATCAACATGGATTATTTCAGGCATCGAGTCAATTAGATGCCTATTTCGATAAAACAAAACGGTATGTGATGTCAAGAAGATATCAAGGTGTACCCAAAAACATATATTATAAAAATGAGCGCATCGAATAGATGTGCTTTTTAATTTGAGGAGGAAGAATATGGGATCTTATGTAGCAGGATTTAAACGATTACATGTAGGTGTCTTTGATGCAGAAGCAAATAAGATTATTAAAAAGATGATTTGGGAAGATGAAAAAGGCGGTACCGTCAACATGAATATTAGCGGTATGTCACCAGAAACAGTGGACATGTGGGCATCAAATAAGCGTGTTTGGATGAAAAAACAAGGAACTAACGAAGTGAAATCGGATATTGACTTGTTTAACATTCCTACAGATGATTTGAACCTAGTGTTAGGTCGCGAGAAAGATGCGAATGGCACAGCTTGGGTTGGCGATGATACAAAAGCACCTTATGTGGCAGTCGTGGGTGAGTCAGAGGCAGGCGTTTCAGGTGAACCTATATATTGTGCATTATTGAAAGGTACGTTCAGTTTAGATTCAATTGAATTTAAAACTAAAGGCGAAAAAGCCGAAGCACCAGAACCAACAAAGCTTCATGGTGATTGGATGAATAGAAAAGTGGATGGGAAATCACGAGTATACGGTTATCATGAAGGTTCAAAAGGCGCTGAAGACTTCCTTAAAAAGGTATTTGTCGGTTATACAGCAGATGCGACAGATAGCGAAGATTTAGAAGGTACATTACCCAGCTAATCCCCAAAATGTTGAAGTTGCAGCTAATGCAAAATCTGCGACAATTTCAGCAGAATAGGGGCTTTCATAATAAAACAAAGGAGGACAATTTATAGTGAGAACGTTAAAAGTTTATAAAGATGATACAGTTGTAGCTTCTGAACAAGGAGAAGGTAAAGTTTCTATTACTTTATCTAATTTAGAGGCTGACACAACATACCCCAAAGGCACTTACCAAGTTTCTTGGGAAAAAGATGGGAAAGAATCAAGCAAAATTGATGTTCCAGAATTTAAAACCAAACCCATTTTAGTAACTGGGCTATCTTTTGTTCCAGATTACAAAACATTGAAAGTAGGGTCATCAGATACAGTTGAGCCGAATATTGCACCAAGTACAGCCACGAATAAAACATTGAAGTATACAAGTGAACATCCAGAATTTGTAACTGTAGATAAGAATACAGGCGTAATTCAAGGTGTAGCTGAAGGTACTTCAATTATCACTGCGACGTCTACAGACGGTAGCGATAAGTCAGGGCAAATTACAGTAACGGTATCAAACGAATAGTGATTTAGGACGCAGCGTATCTGCGTCTTTTTTATTTGAATAAAAGGAGCTAAAACAATGATTAAATTTGAACTTAAAAACAAAGAAACTGGAAAAAATGAAGTTTATAAAAAAGAAGCAATAACTGTAGGAGAAGCAGAGGCCTTTTTTGATTATCTAGAAGAATCTGAGAATGTTAAATCGAATAAAGAAGCTAGACAAAAAGACCGTGCATTTATTGTTGCTTTATTCGAAGAACAAGGTTTAACAGAGGAAGACTTATTGAAAAACTTAGGTATGAAGGCTTATAGACAACTTCAAGCAGATATCTTTCGAGAAATTACAGGAGAAAGCGAAGAAAATACTGAAGATGAAGCAGAAGAAACGGGAAAGACAGCAAGCTAATATCAATAAAAGACATTTTATCGAACATTAAATCGATTCAGCGGTTTTGTATGGAGGCATACGGCTGGACTCTAACGGAGGTTAAAGCACAGCCATACATACAATTACTAGAAATCTTGAGTTCAGAATCTGAAGCAGAAAAGCAAGATAAAGAACAACAAAAAGTTTATACAGGTAGTGATTTAAAAATGCTCTTTGGTGGGTAGAAAGGAGGTAACGTATGGATAACGTAAAAGGTAAAGGCGATGGTTTGACGATAGCCTTAGGATTGGATGCAGTCAATGTCGAAGAAGGCATGAAAAGTTTAAAACGTCAACTAGGCACTGTGAATAGTGAAATGAAAGCTAATTTATCCGCGTTTGATAAGTCAGAGAAGTCAATGGAACGTTACGAAGCGACATTGAAAGGCTTAAATGAGAAGCTGAAAATTCAAAAGCAGATGTTCAAACAAGCCGAGACGGGTTTGAAAAAACTTAATGCTGATTATAAAGATGCTAAGGGTCGTGTAGGTGCAGTAGAGAGCGAGTATAAAAAGTTAGTTGAAGTAAACAAGAAAAATAAACTCGCTTTAGATAAGTCCAATCTTGCATTAAAAGAAAGTAATAAAGAGCTTAAAAAAGCGCAAGATCAACAAAAGCGAACGAATGCATCTAGAGATAGGGCTTTTCAAAAGCTTGAACAGCTTAGGAAAGCCGAAGAAGATTTAAAAAATAGCAACAAGGCAACGACAGCAGAGCTCAAAAAAGCAGCTGCAGCAGCACAAAAACAGAGCAACACACATAAAGCTTTAGTAGAGAAATATAAACTAGAGCATGAGCAAGTGAAGAAATTAAAAGAAGGCAATAAAAGCTTATCAGCTTCTAATGAAAAGGTTTTAGCAACGTATAGTAAAACGAACACACAGTTTAAATCAACAGAAAAAGAGTATAACGATTTAAACAAAATAATTTTAAATCATAATAAGAACCTAGCAGATGCACAAAAGAAAGTGAACAATGAAAAAGCTGCTTTAAACAACCTTTCTAGAAAGATCGAACAGGTAGAAGCAAGCATGAAAAAGTTCAATCAAGAACAACAAATTGCTAATAGTGGCTTTACTAAATTGGCTAAAAAATATGATGAAGTATCTGGTAAATTTGACAAAATTGGTTCTGGCATGCGCAGTTTTGGGCGAAATATGTCGCTATATGTTACGACACCTATTGCTGGTGCGATGGGATTTGCTTCCAAATTAGGTGTTACATTTGATGATAGTATGCGAAAAGTACAAGCGACATCTGGTGCAACCAGAGGTCAATTAGAACAATTGAAAGCAAAAGCGAGAGAAATGGGCGCTACAACAAAATTCAGTGCCTCAGATTCAGCCGAAGCTTTGAATTATATGGCTTTAGCTGGTTGGAAAACAAATGACATGATGAAAGGCTTATCAGGCATCATGGATTTAGCGGCTGCTTCGGGTGAGGACTTAGCTCAAGTTTCAGATATTGTAACGGATGGTTTGACTGCATTTGGGCTAAAGGCTCAAGATAGTGGCCATTTTGCAGATGTATTAGCAAAAGCGAGTGCTAACGCTAATACAAATGTAACAATGTTAGGAGAAGCTTTTAAATACGCTGCACCTGTAGCTGGTGCATTAGGTTATACAATTGAAGATACATCTATTGCGATTGGTTTAATGAGCAACGCGGGTATCAAAGGCGAAAAAGCAGGTACAGCCTTACGTACAATGTTTACCAATCTTTCTAAACCTACTAAAGCAATGGGGAATGAAATGGAACGTTTAGGCATATCTATTACAGACAGTAATGGGAAAATGTTTCCTATGCGCGAAGTTTTAGACCAGCTAAGAGACAAGTTTAGTAGTCTTACGAAGAAGCAACAAGCCAGTGCTGCAGCAACCATATTTGGTAAAGAATCGATGAGTGGTGCATTAGCTGTGATTAACGCTTCAAAAACAGATTATGATAAGTTAACCGAGGCAATTGATAATTCTGAAGGCTCTGCAAAGAAAATGTCTAAAACAATGGAAGGCGGACTAGGTGGGAGTTTAAGAGAATTAAGATCAGCAGCAGAAGAACTTGGCTTATCGGTTTTTGAAACAGTACAACCAACATTAACAAAAATGGTTTCAGGACTTAAAGCTACGGTTGACTTTTTGAATGCTTTGCCTAAGGGGGCTAAAGCGGCTGTAGTTGGTTTTAGTCTATTAGCCGCAGCAACAGGACCAGTATTTATAGCTGGAGGTCTACTAGCCTCAGCCGTATCTAAAGCAGCTAAAGGTTATGCAAATCTTAATCGTCAAATGGCTCAAAACACGATACTGTCTAAAACAAATTCAAAGACTATGAAGTCATTAGGATTAGAAACCTTACTTTTAGGAAGTTCTTCCTCTAAAGCTTCTAAAGGGTTTAAGGGGCTGAGCGCATCATTGTTGACCAACTTAAAGCCGATGAATGTGTTGAAAAACAGTGCAAAGTTGGCTGTTTTACCGGTTAGTCTTTTGAAAAAAGGTATTGGTTTAGCCACAAAAGGATTATTTTCATTCGGTGGTGGTGTAAAAAGTGCAGGTATTGCTTTACGGTTCTTAACAGGCCCAGTAGGTGCGACTATTACAGCTATAACAATTGCAGTTAATATTTTTAAAACCGCATACGAGCGTGTCGAATGGTTCAGAAAAGGTGTAGACGGTTTAGGAGAAACGATTAAATTTTTTGGTGGTCGGATACTTGGTGGCGCAATTAAAAAACTAGGTGACTTTAAAAAGTTCCTTGGCAAAGTTGGTCAAACGTTTAAAGAGCGCTTCTCAAAGGATATGAAAGAAGGTTATAAATCTTTAAATGACGATGATTTACTGAAAGTCGGTGTGAATAAGTTTAAAGGTTTCATGGAAACTATGGGTACCGCCTCTAAAAAAGCTTCAGATACTGTAAAAGTACTAGGTAAAGGTGTATCTAAAGAAACGGAGAAAGCTTTAGAAACGTATGTGTCTTATTCTGAAAAAAGTGACAAGATATTTGAACAGATTAAGTTGAATTCAGGAGATATAACTAAAGCTAAAGCAGATGAACTTTTGAAAATTGAAACAGAATTATCTGCAAACTTAGTTAAAGAGATACAAAAGCGCAATGCTGACGAATTAAAAGAAACACAGAAATTATTAAATGATCGTAGCTTTTTTGATGCACAAGAAAAAGAAAACATTTTAAAGCGCGCTGAAGAAAATGGGAAAATAAGATTAGAAAAAAACAGAGAATTAGAAGAAAAAATTAAAGATTTAAAGCAAAAAGCGTTGTCAGATGGAAAGTTAAGCGAATCAGAACGAGCAGCGATTACAAAGTTAGAAGAAGAAAGAAAAGAACTTGTAGTTAAAGAGCTTAGTAAAACTGAAAAAGAGCAAGAGCGTATTATACTGCGTATGCAAGAAAATCGCAGTGCGCTTTCCGTTAAAGAAGCTAGCCGGGCAGTTAAGGATGCAGAAAAAGCAAGACTTGATAGAAAAAAAGAAATAGAAAAGCAATACGAAGATGAGGTCATAGCGACTAAAAACAGTGTAGTTTTAAATCAAGAGGAAAAAGATAGTAAACTAAGAGCTTTAAAGTTATGGAAAGACTCAGAACTTAGAGAAAATGAAGATAAAAAGAAAAAAACCGTCGGTATCGTAAAAAGCCAAAATAAAGATATTGAGAAAGAAATGGACTTGTCCAGCGGCAGAGTGTATAAAAACACTGAGAAATGGTGGAATGGCATCAAAGATTGGTGGAACGGGTTTAGAGAAGACCAAAAAGAAAAAAGCGATGCATTTGCCAAAGAACAAGAGGAAACTGCTCGTAAAAATAGAGAAAATATTAAAAAATGGTTTGGAAATGCTTGGGAAGATGTTAAAGATAAAACAGGTGAAGCTTTTAGCAAAATGGGAAAAAATGCCAAAAACTTTGGTGTCGAAATGTCTAAAATGTGGGAAGGCATCAAAGGTATTCCAGGTAAAATTGGCTCAGGTTGGCACCGTGCTAAAAATTCTGTTAGTCATCATACTAAAGCTATATCAAAAACAGTAGAGCAGAATTCAAAATCAGTGTGGAAAAGTACATCAAAATGGTTTAGTAACGCCTATAAAAGTGCGAAAGGCTGGCTTAGTGACATGGCGAGTAAATCACGCACTAAATGGGATGACATATCAAGTACAGCATGGTCAAACGCTAAATCTGTTTGGAGAGGTACGTCAAAATGGTTCAGCAACTCATATAAATCATTAAAGGGGTGGACTGGAGACATGTATTCTAGAGCACATGACCGTTTTGATGCGATTTCGAGTTCGGCATGGTCGAATGCTAAATCTGTATATAACGGATTTAGAAAATGGTTGTCTAGAACACTAGATTGGATTAGAAATATTGGTGGTGATATGGGAAGAGCTGCAGCTAATTTAGGTAAAAATGTTGCCAATAAAGCGATAGGCGGCTTAAATAAAATGATTGGCGGTATCAATAAGATATCAAAGGCCATTACAGATAAAACGCTTATTAAGCCCATACCTACACTTTCTACAGGTACATTCAAAAGTAAAAGTGTAGCTACCGATAGTACAGGGGCGTTAACACAACCGACACTAGCAGTATTAAATGATAAAGGTTCAGGTAATGCCCCCGGTGGTGGCGTCCAAGAAGTTATTCACCGAGCGGATGGAACATTCCATGCACCGCAAGGGCGAGATGTTGTTGTCCCATTGAATATTGGCGACAGTGTCATAAATGCACAAGACACTCTGAAGTTACAACGTATGGGGTTTTTACCCAAATTTCATAGGGGGACTAAAAAGAAGGATTGGTTAGACTCGGCAAGTGAGGCTGCAGCTGATTTATTAGGTGGTGCAAAAAAACACGCTTCTCAAGCAAAACGAGTGGCTAAGGATAAATCTAAAAACGTTATCGATAAAGCGAGAGAAATCGGTGGTGACGCATTAGAAAAAGCTGAAGATGCAGCTAAAGGTATCTGGGGTGGCATTAAAGGCGTTGTAGATGATGTTGGAGAGTTTTTAGAAAATCCAGGTGCTTTGGTTGAAAAAGTGATGAACTTTATGAAAATAAACTTTGGCGGTGGCACAAACGCTACTGTTAAAATGGCGAAAGGCGCGTATCATAAACTTAAGAAAAGTTTAGTAGATAAGGTTAAATCTTGGTTTGAAGAAAGTGGCGGTGCTGGAGATGGCGGCTATATAGATTTATGGCGAGGTATCAATTTTGGTTTTGCAAGGTCAGCTGCTGAAGCAAGAGCGCAGGGTTATCCTTTTAGCAGACCTCACCACGGTATAGATGTGAACTATCCTTACGGTACTAAAGTGTACTCTACTATTGCAGGTAAAGCGACAGGAAGTCATGGATATAACGGTGGATTTGGGAATATGATGCAAATTATCTCAGGTGCCATTAAAGTCATCTATGGGCATTTATCTAAGTTGGCTTTTACAGGCAGCAAACAAGTTCGTCCAGGTTCGTTTCTGGGTTTATCAGGTGGTGACCCAGCAAGACAAGGTGCAGGTGCGGGTTCTAGTACGGGACCACATTTACATTATGAGATGCAATGGAATGGTGTTCCTAAAGACCCAATACCATGGTTGAAAAAGAATAACGGCAAAGGTAAGGGCAAGTCAGGAGTAAATAAAGCTGCATCTGCTTGGGCAGGAGATATCCGTCGAGCAGCAAAACGAATGAGAGTTAGCGTTACTTCAGGTGATGTAGCCAATATTATCAGTTTGATTCAACACGAATCAGGTGGTAATGCAGGCATAACACAGTCTAGCTCGCTTAGAGACATCAACGTTTTACAGGGCAATCCGGCAAAAGGATTACTTCAATATATCCCGCAAACGTTTAGGCATTATGCCGTCAGAGGGCATGGAAATATATACAGTGGATACGATCAGTTATTAGCATTCTTTAACAATAGATATTGGCGCTCACAGTTTAACCCAAGAGGCGGTTGGTCTCCAAGTGGTCCTAGAAGATATGCTAACGGCGGATTAATAACGCGACACCAATTCGCTGAAATAGGTGAAGGTAATAAACCTGAATTAGTCGTACCTTTAACAAGACGACAGCGTGCCATGCAATTAATGGAGCAGGGGATGCGATATATAGGTGCTAAAGAAAAAGAGACAACGATTCAAATTAATGGCGATAATAAGATGATTGAAAAATTGTTACAACGACTCGTGTTATTATCAAACGAGAATAATAGCCTGACAAAAGTATTAACAGAAACACTAATTAATCTATCGTCGCCAAATAATCAAACAATGGATGTTAAGGGGCTTGAGAAAATAATATCTAGAGTTTCAGGCGAGCGTGTGAATAATAACAGTTATGCCCAAGGAGGAGTTATATGAGTGACAGATGGGTAAAAATTATAGACAAGGATGAAGAAATTATAGGGGCAAAAGCCCCTTTTCTATTTTTAGATGCTTCTGTGGATTTTCCAAGTACTGTTGAGAACACTGTAACGTTAAATGGTATGGACGGTGAAATGGTAGGCCCTTTGAGCTATGCACCCTTTAATTTAATTTTACGTTTTGGATATGATGGTCTAGATTTAAGCGACACTTGGCTGTTTGAACACCATTTAAGGTCTAAATTTAATAAAAGAAATCCATTCGTTATCATCCATTCACAACTGCCAGGTGTTAAGTACACGGTGAGTAAATGCGATGTTTCCAGAAATATCAAAAGTGATGGCCTTACGATTGAATATGAGGTAACGTGTAAGGTCTATAAAGGCTTTTCTGAATCTGTAAACCGTACCAGTAGCCCACTTATTTTTTGATTGGATGTTTGAAAATGGACTACCCATGAATTTAGAGCCAAAATATAGCCATACAAGTAACCAATTTATGATTTGGAACGGTTCAACAGATACGATTGATCCAAGAAATCCGCATCATGATTTGCGTATCAAATTAAACCTTAAAACGGATTACGGCTTTCAACTAGTGAACTATACTTCAGGAGATATTTTCGAATACAAAAAGAAAGTAAGGCCCAACGTTGATTTTGTTTTAAGAGGTGTTCACGCATATTATGATGATAACAAAGTAGGTATAGACACAAATAGAGGTGTTATAACCTTGGCTCCAGGAAAAAACGAATTAAAGGTTAAGGGGGATGTCTCAATACAGCAAGTATGCTTTGACTTCCCTTTTATCTATCGTTAGGTGGTATAGATATGTACGAAAATCACTTAATAAGCATTATGAATTTTGATGAAACGATTTGCGAAAATTTAGAAGGTGTCAGTTATGACACTTTTAAAGATGTATACACAATGAATGACACGAATACGCTGGAATTTACTGTATATAGGACGAATACGAATAAGTTTGAATATAATTTGTTGGTGTGTGAAAACTTTATAATATTTCACGGTGAAAAGTATGTTATTAAATCAGTCAAACCTAGAGCACAGGGGCATATATTGTCAACTGAAGTGATAGCGCATCACGTGATGTACGAATTTCAAAATCACTATGTGGAGCCTTTAGAAGAAGATGACAACAGCCGTGACGGAGGCAAAGCTAAACAATATACATTAAGGGAATACTTAACCTATGGTTTTAACAATCAACAAACTGATAAAACCTTTACGTTTAAGATATATGGAGAATTTAAACAAGCTAAAGAAGTGGATGGTATAGGCGGTAAAAATGGTGTTGAATTTATCAAAGATGGAATAGAACTGTTTGATTATGTGATTTACCCTAACGGTCAGGAAATAGGGTTTTACCAAAAAGACCTTTTTCATCAAAAGACAGATAAAGTGGTAAGGTATAAGTATAATACTGACACTGTTCAAGCTGTAGTTGACACCTTAGAGTTCAGAACAGCAATAAAAGCCTACGGTAAAAAACGTACACCATCAGAGACAAAGAACTATATGCCGATAAAACCAACACAGATGTCCTACAGCTCAGATTTCCAAAAAAAGAGTGTTTGGGGAACGGATAAAATAGGCGGAAAAGCAACAGTGTCCATAGAATGTAAATATGGAAATGAAACCATAACATACGCTCTGAAAAAAGGAAAAGATGGTGGTTTATTTGATGTCTATTTAGATGATAATAAAATAGGGCGATACAGCTGTTGGAATGATGTTGCAAGGACAGACACTATTGACTTAATAAAACATGTTAAAAAAGGGAAACACACTTTGAATTTTGTATTTGTAGGAGAAGATCCGAAACACAAAATGGAGAAAGGGAAAAAAGCACGTTATCTTGTGGGTACAGAAAAAAGCAATGTTATTAATTTGATTGCTGATTTAAAAGGAGACGAAAATTATACTGCTGCAGTTACTTATATCTCTCCTAATGCAAATATTTATGGGAAACGTTTTGCGAATACGATTAAAAATGACCAAATAACGAATGACAATCAATTGTTAAAGTGGGCGAAATCGCAGTTGAAAGATGAGCCTAAAACAGAATTGACAGTAAGCTATTTAGATTATGACGAGGTAGGACCTAGAGATACATTGGTATTTGTTCATGAGCTAATGGGCTTTAATACAGAATTAAAAGTAAATAGCATCACAAAGGGGCACCCATTTACTAATAAAATCGATGAAGTTTCATTTAGTAATGATATTAAAGACATGGTACAGATTCAACAGGCGCTTAATAAGAAATTAAGTGTACAAGATAATCGTTTTAACTACCAAGAACGTGAAATGAATAAGCTTTTTACAAGCAATACATTGAAACCATTTACTACCGAAGTGATAGGAAGTGTTTTAGAGTGACGGAGATTGTACGATTTTTTGAAGAAGGGGAGCACAAATATATAGAGACGCATTGGAAGGCGATACAAGGCGTACCTATTGCTAGCAATCATACTTCAGGGTTAATGGTCCCAGAGGATAAAGTGAAGTTAGACAAACACATAGATGATCAAGGACTTATTTTAACTTCTCCAAGTGGCTATAAATATTTGTTAACTATTACAGACAAAGGAGAACTAAAAACGGAATTAATATCATAAGGAGGGAAACAATGGTTAATTTAATAAAGTCGCTCGATTTGCGTGCTGGTTCTGAATATAGAAGACAGAACGTCATTAATTTTCAACGTATTGAGCAGGCATTCAACGATATAAATAATCGTCTTTATTTGCATACTGCAACCGAAAAAACAGCTCATCAAGCGTGGCAGATAAAATACGGTAATAAATCCCAAGCAGATGTAAATAAAGATTTACAGAATCAAATTAATCGTTTAGTACTAGCGCCTAGAAATAATAGTGCGAACGAAATTGTACAAGCGCGCGGTGATGGTTTAGGAAACACATATGAGACTTTAAAATCACGTTTAGATGCTTGGGAGACTCGGACAGCTATAGATAAAGAAGAAACTATTAAATCATTTAATAAGTCGAAGAAAGAAATTCTTGATATCGAGTATCGTTTTGAACCCGATAAGCAAGAATTTTTATTTGTGACAGAACTTGCACCTTTGACAAATGCAGTGATGCAGTCGTTTTGGTTTGATAATAGAACGGGCATTGTATATATGACACAAGCCAGAAATAACGGTTATACGTTAAGTCGATTAAGACCTAACGGTCAATTTATAGATAGTTCATTAATTGTAGGCGGTGGTCATGGTACGCATAATGGTTATCGCTATATAGATGGCACGTTATGGATCTATAGTCATATCAAAAATGAAAATAATGAAAACACATTAGTTAGATTTAAATACACACCGAATGTTGAAATGCGATATGGTCAATATGGTATGCAAGATGTATTTACAGGACATCCAGACAAACCATACATCACACCAGTTATTAATGAGAAAGAAGAAAAGATATTATATCGCGTTGAGCGTCCTCGTAGTGAATGGGAAATTGAAAACTCTATGAACTATATCGAAATTAGGAATTTAGATGATGTTGATAAAAATATTGATAACGTTTTGCATAGAATTAGCATTCCTATGAGCTTGACAAATCAAACACAGCCAATGCAGGGTGTAGCCTTTGATGAAAGCACGTTATACTGGTATACCGGAGATAGTAAGCCGGACAACCCGAACTATTTAACGGCTTTTGATTTAAAAACAGGGCGTCAACTTTATCAAGTTAATGCTGACTATGGCGGGGTGTTGCATGGCTTTCCAGGAGACTTTGCAGAAGCAGAAGGTATGCAGGTCTATTATGACTATGATACTGGTAAAAAGGTTTGATGCTTGGTGTAACAGTGGGTGGTTCCGGCAACCGAACACACCGTATTTTTATGATTGGACAAAGAGGTATATTAGAGACCCTACATTCAAGAGGCATCCCATTTATCATGAGTGATACAGGCGGCCGAACAAAACCTTTGCCAATGTCACCAGAAAGCTTAACAAGTTTAGCACAGTTAAAAGAGCCCGGCTTCTATTACCTTTATACTGACCATACACTTAAAATTGATGATTTCCCTTTACCAAGACAATGGCGCGATGCAGGATGGTTTGTTGAAGTCAAACCGCCACAAACAGGTGGAGATATTATACAAATACTTACACGTAATAGTTATGGTAGAAATATGATGACATTTGAACGCGTGATTAGTGGCAGGGGCGACGGTACATCAGATTGGAACTATGTCCCTAAAAATAGTGGTAAGTGGGAAAGAGTTCCAGATTTCATTACGAATATGAAAGACCTGAATATTGTAGGGATGTCATTTTATCTTACGACTGCCGACACAAACAGATTGGCAGGTTTCCCAAACAGTAGAAAAAATGTCGCAGGTTGGAATTTGAAAATTTTAGCCTCCAATACAGGAGGGTTTATACATCAGCTAATTAGAAATAGTGTAAGCGCACCAACTGAGATGCTATTGAAAAATTACGACAGTCCAAGTGAAAGTGGACCATGGACGCTATTAAGAGGGGAGATTATCAACTGATGAGTCATTTAGAGAAATCTGTAAATATTAATTTAGAGAACACTGCGCATTATGAAAATATTTCAAATCTAGATATAACTTTTAGAACAGGAGAGAGCGATTCTTCTGTTCTTCTTTTTAATATCACTAAAAATAATCGACCGTTACTCTTGAGCGAAGAAAATATCAAAGCACGAATAGCAATTCGGGGGAAAAGCGTTATGGTAGTCGCCCCACTAGAAATATTAGATCCGTTTAAAGGGCTGTTAAAATTTCAATTACCTAATGATGTAATTAAACGAGATGGAAGTTATCAAGCTCAAGTTTCGGTTGCAGAATTAGGTAATTCAGACGTAGTAGTTGTCGAGAGAATTATCACATTTAACGTTGAAAAAAGTTTATTTAGCACAGTTCCATCTGAAACAAAAATAAACTATATTGTTGAGTTTCAAGAATTAGAAAAAACAATCATGGACCGTGCGAAAGCAATGGAAGATGCAATTAAAAACGGTGAAGATTATGCGAGTCAAATTGAAAAAGCTAGAGAAAAAGGATTATCAGATATTCAAATAGCAAAAGCTTCAAGTATAGATGAATTAAAACAACTCGCTAATAGCCGTATAACCGATTTGGAAAATAAAGCTCAGTCTTACTCAAGAACATTTGATGAGCACAAGCGATATATGGATGAGAAACATGAGGCTTTTAAGCAATCAGTGAATAGCGGCAGTTTAGTCACAAGTGGTTCGACATCAAATTGGCAAAAATCTAAGATTACTAAAGATGACGGTAAAATAATGCAGATTACTGGATTTGATTTTAATAATCCAGAACAAAAAATAGGAGATTCAACCCAATTTATTTATGTTTCGCAAGCTATCAGTACACCTAATGGCGTTAGTACAAGTGGCTTTGTAGAATATTATGTTGTATCGGCAGGTTTTAAACGTCTGACATTTAAGCCGAATGGAACCAATAAAATGTTTGTAAAAAGGAGGGATAATGGAAGCTGGTCAAATTGGTCAGAAGTTACTTTGTCTGATGAGAACAATCCATTTGAAACTGTACATGGCGCTCAATCTAAAGCAAATAATGCAGAAAGCAAAGCAAAAACATACACCGATGAAAAATTAAAGACTCAGCACAAGATACTGTTTTCTGGTTCTGCTGTAGGTGTTGGAACACCAATAAATTTATCAGACGACTATAGCAAATATAATCTTCTTGCGATTTCAGGTTCTTATCCGGGCGGTACATTTGTAGAAATGTCTTTAGCTAGTATGCCCAATAGTATCATTATCAGTAAAGCTAATTTACCAGACGGTGATGGGAATGGCGGCGGTTTGTATGAAGCGATTATAGCGAAAGTAAATAGTAGACTATTAAAAATAGAGAATGATGTATTTTACGACTTAGGACAACGAAAAGGTTCAGGCTCAAGAGCAAACAAAATTACGATTAAACGAATCGAGGGATGGAAATAATGCAGATATTAATGAATAAACAAAATGAAATCATTTCTTTTGCGCTCATAGGCGGTTTTGAAGGTGGCGTTTATGTTGAACAAATACCGGATAACTTTTCAGAAATGTTTCAACCAAAAGCTTTTAAATATGACAATGGAGAAATTGTGGCCAATGAGGCTTATGCAAATGATACGGGTGAACAAAATTCAAGAAAAGATCCATTTAGACTAAATGACGTTCCACTGGATAGTAAATTGATGCATATGTTAGCGAGCATACAAAAGCAAGTAACACAGATGTCAAAAGTGTCGTTACAAACAAGTAAACAAAACGCGATGATGGCACAACAAATTGTTAAATTAAACAAAGAACTAGAAGAGAAAAAAGGAAGTGCTGAAAATGCCTAAACTAATTTCACCAACATTCGAGGACATCAAAACATGGTATGAATTGGAAATCTACACTAAAGAAGATATCGCGTGGTATGTAGATATGGAAGTGATAGATAAAGAAGAATACGCATTAATCACGGGTGAGAAATATCCAGATAGTAAAGAATCTGCACCAAAAGTGTGAGGCTTGAAACTTTTAACTAGAAATAAAGTAGGTGGGAGGAATGTTTGGCTTTACCAAACGGCATGAACAAGATTGGCGTTTAACACGCTTAGAAGAAAATGATAAGACCATGTTCGAAAAATTCGACAGAATAGAAGATAGTCTTAGAGCACAAGAAAAGATTTACGATAAGTTAGATAGAAATTTTGAAGAATTAAAGCGCGACAAAGTAGAAGACGAAAAGAACAAAGAAAAGAATGCCAAGAATATTAGAGATATCAAGATGTGGATTCTTGGTTTAATTGGGACAGTGTTAAGTACGATTGTTATAGCGGTATTAAGAACTGTTTTTGGCATTTAAAGGAGGTGGTGACCATGTTTAAAGGTATCTTTGGTTATAGTTTCTGGGCGTGTTTCTGGTTTGGTAAATGTAAACGATGATTAAAAGTCAGTGCTTCGGCGCTGGCTTTTTTATTTTGATTGTAATTGTGGTAATATACAAAAGTGAGCAAGTTGGATAGATGGTGGCTATCTGAGTATAAGGAGGTGGTGCCTATGGTGGCATTGCTGAAATCTTTAGAAAGGAGACGCCTTTGTGGTATCTATTGTTGATGCACTAAATTTGATGTTTAGTTTCGGTATGTTTATCGTTACTTTACTTGGTTTAGTCATCGCAATTGTTAAATTAAACCATAAAAAATAACCATCGCTAACTTTGGACTGTTTCGATGGTTATTTTTTATTAAATAATTAATTATTAGACAGAAGCCACCGTCTTTTTAACGGGCTCACTAGGGTAACATGTTTCCGCATGTTGCCCTTTTTCTATTTATAAATTAACACACTATAAAATAAATATCAAATAGGCGGCTTAGCAGTCGTCTTTTTATTTTG